CCATCTAGCCTATTCTCAACTGAAAAGAAAGCATACCAAGCCCTTCGTGCCGCCGTTGTGGCAGACTATCGCGGCAAACTAGCAAGTATTGACAAGAAAATTTCAGAATTGTAGGCCATGACCACCGCCCAACTCGACCACCTGCGCAAGATCGACGCGCACCTTGCCAACCTCCTCGACATCGCCAAGAGGCGGACGCCGGGGAGGTGGAAAACCCGCAAAGGCAGCCGACACGGGTGCGACGTTGAGACCGACCGCCACGCCATCGCTCAATGCGACTTCTGCGGCGACAGTGAGGACGAGGCCAACGCCGCCTACATCGCCGCCTGCGCGGGCAACGCGGAGGCCGGGTGGGAGAGCACGCGGGCGGTCCTCCAGCTCGTCTTGCTGTACGACACTCACAAGCATTGGGATTTAGTTGGCATGTCCATCCTCGCCCAATGGCCGCTGGAAACGCTTGCAACGGCTAAAGTTTAACCCACAGTGTCGGCACCATGTCCGAACCCATCAAATACCCCAAGACCATCTCGTGGAAGACCATGCGTGATGAGGAGATTGCCAAGATCGTCGGCTGCCACCCCAACACCGTGCTGCGCCACCGCGCCGAGAAGGGCAAGCCCAAAGCGCCCCGCAAGCCCGGCAGCGGCAGCAAGCCGCGCATCCTCGACAGCAAGCTCGACCTCACCAAGACCGCCGCGTGGAACGCCAGGAAGCAAAAAGCACATCCCCAGTGGGTGGCCTATCGCATGCGGCTGCTCCGCGAGAAACTCAAACAGGACGACGCCACGTCCGACGACCAGGGGTTCTGGGGTAGTAATTGAAACGCTCGATACCACGACAGAAGCCTTAAAAACCTAGCACTATGGCCGAAGAAACCGACACCCAAAAACCGAGCATCGAGGCTGTTGAACCTGCATCCGCTGGTTCGACTTTGCCCGTTAATACGGAACTCGTGCGCTGTGACCAAGTGGGTTGCATGAACGGGGAATTTGCATGGCCTTCGAGCAAAGGCTGGTGTCCAAAATGCGGAGGAACCGGAAATCTTTTGCGCCGTAAGTCGAACGGAAAGGATCAGGCATGAGCGCGAACTTCGCCAACCGCCAGTCAGCATAACAACCTCAAACCATGACCTTCTTCAAAACCCTCTTCACTGAAAAGCTCGCCGCCATGCGGGCAGCGGCCCCACGCGCAACCCTGCGCATGCTTCACGAGAGCAACGGCTTCTCCCTCTACCTCGACGAAGCCGTGGCCGCCCGCAAGGTGTCACAGCTTGGCACGTTGACCGACCACGCGGAAGACATCCTGGAGGACAGCGTGCCGGTCCTGTTCGTCCCGCTGGAGCAGACGATCAAGTTCGTTGAGGAGGTGACGCTGACGCACTCGGTCGCGTTCGTCGATGTGACGCTCGCCAACCGGGTCCACAATGCGAGGCACACCATGTACGCGTATTTTCCGAAGCGTGTGTCAGCCTCTCTGGGAGATGTCCAAAAACGCCTTGCCTGCCACGACGGTTGCAGCCGGTGGGGTGTTGAGGACATGTTTATTTTGCGAGGGATGTATGACAAACCGGAATCGGCACCAGAGACCAAAAACGCAGACGACGACTTTTGGGGTTGACGATCTGTCCGCGCCGTTTCAGTATAGTGAAACAATATGAGCCTCGACGACAAATTCGACATACGCGATTCTTTCCAGAAAGGTTTTGCGAAACTGGTGGCAGAGCACTTGGACAAGTGCGACTCACGAGACGCCGTGGAGGACGTGAAAGGCATGCTGCAAGACTGTACCAGTGTCTATGGCTGCTTCTGGGAAGAGGTTTCAACCAAGTTTGGGAACAACACATGAGCCACAAACCCGAAACCCTTGGCGAGCGGCTCCAGCGCCACCGGCAGAACGCCGGACTCACGCTTCCCGACCTGTCCGACAAGTCGGGCGTGGCTGTGGGGACTATTTGGAACGTCGAGAACAACGTCGGAGATCCTCAGATTTCCACGCTCCAGAAGCTCTGCAAAGGCTTGAACATCAACATCAGCGACCTCGACCTGTAACCGCCAATGGCTCAATACTTCACAGGCAAGAGCGTCTCTAGCCACACGCTGACCGCGTCCCCCGCCAACACTTTTCGAGACTTCGTACAGCAGTTCATATCATTGCCGGTGCCTCTCTCCGTCACGAAGGAAGAGTACTGGGCAATGGATAAGAAGGAACGCTCGGTCGCCAAGCAGGTAGGGTATGTAGTTGCCGCCACGTTCCCAAAATCCATTTGGGAAGGCAGGAAGTTGGAGTACGCGCAAGCATGCTCGCTGCTGATCATCGACCTGGACAACTCCGATGACGCCCGCCCATTCGTTGCAGACCCCGGCCTCTTGATTGAGGCACTGGGGAAATACAATTTCGTGGCGTACCAGACACTCTCATCCACGCCGGAAAACCCGCGTATGAGAATCATGGTCGAGGCGCACGACGTTTCGGTTGAGAGGTACCCGGACGCGGTTCTGACCGTTGGCAAGATGCTGGGACTTGCCAATATTACGCGAGAGTCGGTAATTGCCACGCAGCCACAATTCAGGCCGACCGTGTTCGCGGACCAAGATCCTGAGATGGAGCACCCTGTTTTAGTGATCCACTTTGACGGCAGGTCGTTCAAGCCCGACGACATCTCCGCCGACGTGGACTCGTTGCCGGGCATCGTGTCGGGCAGCAAACCGAGTCGAGGCCCATCGTCCGGCAGCATTGACGATTTCCTCACCTTCTTCCAGTTTCCGGTGGCAGGCATCGACCTGCCGCAGATCGAGGAGGCGCTGACTTTCATTGACGCCGACTGCTCCCGCCCTCTGTGGCTGGAGATCGCCGCAGCATTGAAGCACCAGTTCGGCGCGGCCCACGACGATGAGGCGTATGCGCTGTTTGACTCGTGGAGCGCCACCGGCAGCAAGTACGAGGACGACAAAGACACCACCACCGTTTGGAAGTCGTTCCAAGAACAGGCCAAGGGCCGCAAACCTGTCACCATCCGTTCGCTGCTCAAACGCGCTGTCGAGGGTGGCTGGAACAGCGACCAAGTCAAAGAGTCCAGCTTCAAAACGGTGTCGAACTGGATCATGTTCGAGTGCAAGTCGGCGGTGCAGCTCATGAACGAGGGGGTACGCCGCATCGCCGCCGCCCCGCTGCTCTCGCACATTGAGGAAGGCGCTCTCCTGCAAACGCTGGTGATGAAGTCCCGTCAGGACTACCAGCAACCACTGCCGCTCATGGATGTGAAGCGCGAGTTGAAGGCTCTCCGCGAGTCGCTTATCGCCAAACGCAGCGAGTCCGCCGAGGTCATTCACCCACCATGGTCCTTGGGGTTCGTTTACATCGCCGCCACCGATACCTTTCTGCGTCACCGCACCCGGCAGGAGTACAAGAAAGTGCCGTTCGACAGCGTGTTCTCGCGCAAGCTGCTGCCCACCGCCGCCGAGTTGCAGGCCATCGGTCGTGACGTGACTGAGCAAAGCCTCAACACGCCCAAGTGTTTGCCGTCGCTCTACCTGCTCAACCACCTCAAATGTCAGACCGTGGATGATGTCACCTACAACCCGTCAGCGCCGGAGGACATCATCACGAGAGAAGAGGGCAAGCTGTTCGTGAACCTCTACCGCCGCAGCTACCGCGAGGCCGACAAGTCGTTGGCGAACTACGCTGAAGACGTGTTGTGCGAGCAGCTTTGCAACATCATCGCCGAGCCAGCCTACCGCACCCACCTGCTGGACTGGATCGCCTACCATGCGCAGTTCCCCGGTTCAAAGGTGCGTCACGCGTTGCTCATGCAAGGGGTGGAAGGATGCGGTAAAACCCTGCTTTTTGGCGTCATCCGCGCCATCCTGGGCATCGACAACACCCGGCTGATCAACTCGGACACGATCAAGAAGGGATGGAACGACTGGGCCTTCGGTTCGCAGGTGGTCTGCATTGAAGAGCTTCGCGTGGCCGGGCAGAACCGTCACGAGTTGATGAACACTCTCAAAGAGCCGATCACCAACGACTATCTGCCGGTCAACGAGCGCAACAAGAACACGCGCAACATCCAGAACCGGACGAACTACATGGCCTTCACCAACCACCATGATGCCATCGTGGTCGGCGAGGACAGCCGCCGCTGGTGGGTGGTGAAGTCCAAGTTGCAACACAAGGAGCAGATCAGGGCCATCGTGGACAAAGACCCGGAGTACTTTGCCCGGTTTGCCGAGTCGCTCGCCACCCATGCGGGCGGCTACCGGCACATGTTCGAGAACCGCGTCATCAGTTCCAGCTTCAAGCCCTCCGGCCCTGCACCGATCACCACCTACTTGAAAGAGATGGTCGCCGACACCAGCGACGACGTGACCGCCGTGCTCAACCGGATATGGGAGAACGACGAGTGTCCGTTCATCCAGAATGACGTGGTGGCCGTGGGTGCCCTGAAATCCGCGCTCGACGAGGAAGGCGTCAAGAACGTCACCCCCAAGTACCTCACCCACGTCCTGCGCAACGCCGGGTTCTCCCCCTTCGGGCGGCACACGGTTGCGGGCGAGCGGCAGTACGTCTGGGCACGCGCCGACCGCCTCGACGGAAAAGATCCTGTGCAAATGTTGTTGCGCAACGCTGAAAATTCATCCAATATCTCTGACGCCGCCGAATGATCCCCGCCGCCGACTTCATCGCCCTCCTCAAGGCACACCCATGGGGCTTCGAGTCGCTGCGTGACAAGCCATACGACCGTGGACTCGCCTCCCAGAAAAAAACTCCTCTACCTCTGCCAGCAGCAACCCGAGTTGTTCCGCCTTTACAACCACGCCGAGAACCGTTTTATCCGCTCCCTCCCTTTCGACTTTCAATCAGTTCCCGGCACCCTGCCGGGGAAGGATGAAAAACAACACACCCAAACACACCACCACCCTATGAAAGAAGCCTTCACCCTCTTCTTCGACATCTGCATCAAGCCGCTGATCGAAGCCATCAACGGTCTCGCCCAATCCAACGGCGCGACCTACGCTGCCCCCGAAGCCCCCGCCCCCGTCGTCGAGAAACCCGCCAAGGCTGCCAAAGCCAAGGCCGCCCCAGCGCCGGAACCCGAGCAGCCTGAGCAGCCCGTCATCACTGAAGCCCGTCTGCGCGAAACCGTGAAGACCCTTCCAAACGAAGGCAAGGCCAAGCTCAAGGCTTACTTCGTGAAGAAGTTCGGCTACAACACCATGGCCGAGATCGCCGCCGAGCACTACGCCGACATCCACGCCGCCGCCGTCAAGATCGGCGCTGTGGACACCGACCCGGATGCTCCTGCCGACGACATCGGCGACATGTGAGCCTTGGAGGAAACTAGCAATCCGCCGTCACTCCGATAAGGGGTGGCGGCTTTTTGGGTACAAACTTATGGACTGCGAAAACTGCAAAGGAACCGGTAAATCCACCAACGGAGAAGGGGTTGTCATCACCTGCTTTTTTTGCAACGGTTGGGGCAACACATGCGACACCTGCGGCGAGGCTTGTGAAGAGGGCATGTGCGACTGCGATCAAGAGGAGGAACCTGAAGAGTGAAGACTGACACCACCCCCGAACACTCACGCCTCTCCCCGTCCAAGGCCCACACTTGGACCGAATGCACGGCTGCACTGGCTTTCGTCAAAGCCAACGAGCATCGGCTGCCACCCGACAAGCCGGGACCGTCCGCCATGGAAGGCACCAAAGCTCACACGGTTGCCGAGAAATTGCTGCTGGGTGAGGAATTGCCCAAGTGGGCGTTGGCTAACACCAAAGAAGCCAAAGCCATGCGGACTTTTGGCAAAGCATACGCCGAGTTCTGTCATGACGTGATGGGGCCGAAACGTGAAGTCATCCGCTGGGGCGCTGAGTTCCGGGCACCACTGTATTACCTGCCCAGCGAGCGTGGCACCGTTGACTTCCACGCGCTCACCAAGAACGGCGCTCACCTCGTTGACTACAAGTACGGCTACGACCCGGTGGAAAGCGAAAACAACCTGCAAATGGCGATCTACGCCCGCAGCTTGATCGAGAACATGTTCGACGGGTTTTGGATGGCACTCCCTGCCGACGACTACCCCGTCACCATGACCATCTTCCAGCCCCGGCTGGAGCAGGACCACGTCACCTGGACGACCACCTGGGGCGAGTTGAAGAAATTCACGGATGAGCGGATCACACCAAAGGCCGCAGCCATCCTGCGCGGAGATCCCGGCGTCTTCAAGTGCGGCCCGAAGATTTGCAAGTGGTGCCGGGCGACCGCCATCTGCGAGACGCACAACGACGCCATGCTGGAGGACTTCAAGGACGAGGTGTTGGAAGTGTTGGAGGGCAACGAACTGCTTCCTGTCACAACCGTTCCAGACGAGCAACTGGTCAAGTTCTTTATCAACCGCGACAAACTGCTCGACCGGATCAAGGAAGTCGAGAAGTTTGTCACCGGGCGCATGCTCTCCGGCAAGAAGCTGCCCGGCGTCAAGCTGGTGCTCTCCCGTGGCGGTCATCGCCGCTGGACCGATCCCGCCGAAGCGGGGGAACTGCTGCTCAGTTGCGGACTGCCACACGACGAAGTCTATCCACCGTCTGACGTGATCACCCCAGCCGTGGCGGAGAAACTCACCGACAAGATGAAAGGCCCGAAGATGATTGAGATGCAACGCCTGATCATCAAGCCGCCCGGATCACCGATGGCGGTGCCTGAGAGCGACCCGCGCAAGGCGTACGAGAACGACATGACCAGCGACTTTGCTGGCGTAGATTTGGAAGAAGAATGATTTTGGGGTTGACCCGCAGAGCCATCTGTGGATATTCTACCTCTACCGCACAACGCGGCGACCCGAGAAACACACAAACCGAGACACACAAACATGAGCCAGCCCACAGTCGATCCCAACATTGTCGTCCTTCGCGGACGTGCCAGCTACCTCACCATCAACGAGAAGCAGCGCCAGGATGAGGAGCAGAAACGCAAGAAGAACCCGAACCCGAAACCGGGGGAGGAAAACAAGGAGACCGGCTTTTCATGGTCCCTCATCATGGACAAGGAGCGCAACGCCGCCGACATCCAGAAATTGCACGACTTGCTTGTGCGCGTTGCGTCCGAGCACCCCACCTGGAAAGGCAAAGTGGTGATGGTCAAAGGCAATCCAAAACCTTTGGTGCCCCAGAGCGACCCGAAAGCCGAGAAAGTCGTGCTTCTGGGCACCTGCCTGAAGGACGGGGCGGACAAAGCCGACAAAGACGGCTACGGCGAACACGTCATGTTCATGAGCTGCAACCGCAAAGCCAAAGATGGCCCCCCTCGCGTTCTGGACAAGAACAAGCAAGACATTCGGCCCGAAGAGTCCCACTATCCTTACTCAGGTTGCGATGTGATTTCCAGCATCCGCGTTTGGATTCAAGACAACGACTATGGCAAGCGCATCAATGCTGAAGGCCGCATCGTCATCTTCGACAAGCACAACGAGCCGTTTGGCAAGGGCACTGTTGATCCTGACACAGACCTTGCCGGCGTCGATCTGGACGACGAAGACGAGTCTGCGCCAGCCGCCAAACCGGCTGCCAAGAAACCTGCCGCCGATCTGAGCATCGACGACATGTAAACAACTTCGACGCTTGGGTTACGGCTCACCCTTAAAAGCCCGCTTGTGAAAGCAAGAATGAAAAACACCGCCGTCAAATGGGTAGTCAAGCTCTGCCCAATGTGCAAGCCTTCTGTGTAGCAAATGGGACCGAAACAGATAGTGAAGGCCATCGGTGACAGCCCGGAGAGACGGGCACCAATTTCAAGACGGACGTTCGATCAACGGCAGGTCGGCAGGGCGATGCTCGGCAGATTGAGGTTCAATTCCTCAGCGTCCAACCAATTCGATAAGCCAAGAGAGTCGTAACCGAGGGTTTAGGTATTTCCCTCCTATTGGAGTAGCCGCCAGCCTGCTTGGTATCCTTGGCGCTGGCACCCATTTTTTAACCTGACCTTTTATGGACTTTGGCTCTTTTATAATGTGCGGACTCGCCCTGCTCACCATCCTCCGCATCACCGACGAACTGCTGGAGCAGCGTCGGCGTGAAACCAAAACGGGCGAGTTTGAACCTGAAGACGCAAGAGACGACGAGGAGTAAATCGTATGGCATCATGGCATTTGGACTACGAAACTAGGAGCGCGGCGGACATCAAGCGCACAGGCGCTTTCCGCTATGCAGAAGACCCGTCCACCGAGATTCTGTGTGCCGCCGTGGCACGGGATGACGAGGAGCCGCTGCTGTGGGTGAACCCCAAGTTTGAGTTCGACGACATGAGCGTGTGCCGGTCGTCGCCGGGAGTCGATGAACTGATTGCCGAGATGAACGCCAGCGACGCCCCGGTGTACGCCCACAATGCTTACTTTGAGCAAGCCGTCACCAACCACTGCCCGGACAATCTGAATCTCAACCATCTTTGGTTCCAGATCGACTACCGCCGCTGGCGCTGCACTGCCGCCATGTCTCGCAGAGCCGCTATCCCACCATCGCTGGAGAAAGCCGCCGAGACGCTGGGCTTGACGCAGCAGAAGGACAGCAAAGGCAAAGCTCTGATCCGTAAATTCTCCATTCCCCAGAAAGCCTCCGGCAAGTTCATCAACCCCATCGACCGGCAGGACGATTTTATCGCTTTCTGCCAGTACTGTACTCAAGACGTTCGCGTGGAACAGGGCATCCACAAAGCCCTCAAGCACTTCGAGCTGACCGGCAACACGTTAGCCGCGTTCCAAGCCGACCTCGCCATCAACTCTCGCGGCCTGCCGGTGAACCTGCCTGCCCTGCGTCACGCTCAAACACTGATCGAGGCCAACGAGGCCCGCATGACCGAGGAGTTCCGGCAGTTGACCGGCTTCAACCCGACTCAGCGCGACGTGCTGCTCAAGTGGCTCAAGGAGCACGGGTTTGAAGGAGACAACCTCCGCGCCGACACGCTGGACGAACAGTTGGAGGATGAAAACTTCGACCCCACCACGACGATTGGTCGAGTGCTCTCCATCAAGAAGTCTCTCAGCTTCGCCAGCATCAAGAAGGTCAAGGCGATGATCGAGTGTGCGTGCGCCGACAGCCGGGTGCGCGGCACATTGCAGTTCTACGGTGCCAGCACAGGTCGAGCCTCCGGTCGTCTCATCCAGCCGCAGAACTTTAAGCGACCGACGATTGCCAACACCGACGCTTCATACGCCGACATCTGCGCAGGCGAGAGCGAGGAGCACATCGAACTGTTTCACGGTCCGCTGCTGGAGGTTATCGGGTCATCCATCCGCCACTTCATCCACGACCGAGAAGGGCCGATGTTTGACGTGGACTTTTCAGCGGTTGAGGCACGCATCGCAGCGTGGCTGGCGAACGAGGAATGGGTGTTGGAAGTGTTTCGCACCCACGGCAAGATTTACGAGGCCACCGTCTGCCGTATGACTGGGATGCCCTTGCAGGAGATGCTCGACTACGCCAAGAAGCATGGCAAGCACCACCCCGACCGCTTCAAGGGGAAGGTCGCTTCTCTCGCGCTTCAGTACCAGGGCGGCAAGAACGCGCTCATCGCCATGGGCGCTCTCGACATGGGGTTGAGGGAGGAAGAACTGGACGGCGTCGTTGAACAGTGGCGAGAAGCCAACGCCAGCATCGTCAGACTGTGGTATGCCTGCGACCGTGCTGCCAAGAACGCTGTCACCAACTTCGGGTCACGCCACACTGTCGGCAAGCTGGAGTTCTTTTGCGCTGTCACTGCCGGAGCCAAGTACCTGTTCATGCGCCTGCCGTCTGGCCGTCGCATCGCCTATCGTGACCCCAAGGTCGAGGAAACAGTGTCCCGCGACAAGAAGACAGGCGAGATTGAAACGTGGGGGAGCGGCAAGATTAAAACCCGCCAGTCGCTCACTTACTGGGGGCAGATCCCAGGCAAGGTGATGTGGGGCAGGTGCGCCATGTATGGAGGCGTGTATTTGGAAAACAGCGCCCAGGCAATCGCCGCAGACCTGCTTAACAACGGCACCGTCAACGCTGAGAAGCGCGGCATCCAAGTCGCGACACTGGTTCATGACCAATGCCTCGCCTACAAGCGTGAAGGACAGAAGATCGAAGACCTGTGCGAGTGTCTGACGACGCTCCCCGCATGGGCCGAAGGACTCCCCATCGCCGTCGATGGTCAGGTTCAACCCTACTACACCAAGTAACCTTATGAGCGAAACCCAGAACACCCGAGGCCGCGTTTGTCGGTGCGGCAGAACATTCAAGTTGCACAAAGACGCAGCCGACTTTCTACTGTGCCCCGAATGCAGGGCACAACATCGCAACAGCAAAACCAAAAAGAGGAGACGGAAATGAAACCCCCACCCCTCGAAAAGGAGATCGAGAAAAAAATCTGCGACTACGCCAAAAGCAAAGGCTGCTACGTCCGCAAGTTCGTCTCCCCCAACAACCGTTCGGTGCCTGACCGGCTCATCATTGCGCCCGGTGGTGCGGTCCTGTTTTTGGAGATCAAGCGTGGCGGGTGCAAGCCCACCAAGGCGCAGTTGGTGGAAATGGAGTCGCTGTCGAAGGTGGGAGCGCACGTCGGCTGGTGCGACAACGTGCTGGACGGGAAGCTGTGGGTGGATGGTGCGGTAAAGAGAGGACAGGAGGACTTCTGGGGATGAGCAAATCACTCACACCAACAGGCGGCGATAACCGCGTTTACACTCCACCCCCTTTGGCGCGTGCAATCGTGGGGCACTTTGATCCGCAGGGCCACACCCTCGACCCCTGCCGTGGAAAAGGGGCTTTCAGCAAAGCGTTGTTGGAGGCAAAAGGAGCAGCGTCAACAGCCTACTGTGAGATCGACGAAGGGTTGGATTTTTTAACGATGCAGGTCTCACGCGCTGACTGGATCATCACCAACCCTCCTTGGGGCAAACCCTTCTTCCGGCAGTTCCTCGTCAAAAGCATGGAGGTGGCAGACAACGTAGTGTTTCTCTGCTGCACCAACGCCCTGTTCTACAATGGTCGGTACAACGACATCGAGGCTGCCGGGTTCGGCATCAAGGAGATCGCCATGATATACCCGGTCCCTTCAGCACCGTGGCCTTCATCCGGGTTCAGGCTGTCAGCCAATCACCTGCAACGCGGGTGGGTCGGAGACACCAAATTCTCGAAGATAAATTGGTCTGAGGGAGAGGAGGACTTCTGGGGATGAAACTGCGCAAAACCAAAATCCCTGGACGCTGCCCCGTCTGCCGGTGCAAAGGTTCGCCGAGGAACTTGTCCGATCACCCCAATAGCACCCAGTTGTGCGGCTCACATGCCAAAGAGCAGTGGCGTCTAAACAACCCCGTGCATTGCGCCTTCGACAACCTGCGCAACGCCGCCCGCAGACGCAAAATCCCGTTCAGTCTGACCTTCGACCAGTTCAAAGTCGCCATCCTGCCAACCCGCTACATGGCTGATAAAGGTAAGACGCGGTATTGTCTGCACATCGACCGCAAAGACAGCGCCCGTGGCTACGAGGATGGCAATATTCAGGTGCTCACCTGCACGGAGAATGTGCTCAAAGAGCATGCCGAGCGTCGGCAGAGGTTCGTGGATGAGAAGATCCGGGGACGGGTTGTCGAGGAACCTGAAACCGAAGAAGACCCCTTTTAGCATGACCACCGTAATCCTCGAATCGCCCTACGCGGGCAACCCCCAACTCCACGTCCGCTACGCCCGTGCCGCCATGCGCGACTCGCTGATGCGTGGTGAAGCACCGATGGTGAGCCACCTGCTCTACACCCAAGTCCTTGACGACGAATGCGTGTCCGACCGTGCCATGGGAATCGCGGCAGGACTGGCGTGGAAGGCGGACAAGACCGTCGTGTACACCGACTGCGGCATCAGCCGTGGCATGGAATATGGCATCCTTGTGGCACAGATGGCCGGTCGTCCAATTGAGTATCGCACGGTGGAGGGGTGGAGCGCGTGAACTTTGTGCCCGAGCCGCCACAAAAGCTGATGATCGACAAGATCGTCAATCAGGATGTCGTGTTCGCACTGGTCGGCATGGGGATTGGTAAGACGGCCTCGGTGCTCGCCGCCTTCCGTCAATTGCAGCAGGACTTGGAAGTCGAATCCATGCTGGTCATCGCTCCGGTGCGAGTGTGTAACATAACCTGGGGCATGGAGGTCGCCCAGTGGAACCAGTTCAAGCACCTCAAGGTTGCCAATTTGCGCACGCCGCTGGGTCGTCGTGCTTTTATCGCTGGTCAGGCCGATGTGTATGTGGTGAATTTTGAGGCCATCCCCAACTTGGTGAAACTGGTGGAGAAACGCGGCGGCACGGTGCCCTACCAGATGATCGTGTACGACGAAAGCACCAAGGCCAAGAATCCTGCGAGCAAGAGGATCAACCTGCTCCGCCGTGAACTGCCTCAAGTGAAGCACCGGGTCGCGATGACCGGAACTCCCGCTCCAAACAGCCTGCTCGATCTGTTCGCCCAAGTGCGGCTGCTCGACGATGGGCAACGCCTTGGCCGCAGCTTCGATCACTTCAAGAAGACCTACTTCGCCGCCACCGATTATCAGCAATACAACTGGGAGCCGATACCCGGAGCCGCCGAGCGCATAGATCAGCGCATCGCCGACATCACCCTCACCCTGCGCACCTCCGACTGGCTCAAGGATTTGCCCGACTGCCACATCGAAGACGTTGAGGTCAAACTGCCTGCGCACGTCATGGGTCAGTACGAAGAGTTCAAGAAGGAATTGATCCTCGAACTTCGCCAAGAAGTTCAAATCACCGCAGCCAATGCCGCCGTGCTCGTGCGCAAGCTGTTGCAGTTTACCTCCGGCGCGATCTATGATGGGGAGAAGAGGGTTCACGAGGTTCACGACTGCAAGACGGACATGCTCGCCAAGATCGCAAAACAGACCAAAGGACCACTGCTGGTGATCTGCGATTTCAAACACGAGCAGGACCGCATCCGCCGCAAGTTCCCGCAGGCACGCTTCTTCGCCGACGCCAGAACACCGGCTCTCCAGATGCAGCTTATCGCACAATGGAACCGCAAGGAAATCCCGATGCTCGTGGGGCATCCGATGTCCATGGGTCACGGGCTGAATCTCCAGACCGGCTCACAGGCCATGGTGTGGATGTCCCTCACTTACTCGCGTGAGTGCTATGAGCAGACCATCGCCCGGCTTCACCGCCGAGGACAGAAAGACGTGGTCACAGTCCACCGTTTGATGGTGCCCGGCACCGTGGACGACGTGGTGGCCGAGGTGCTCGAAGAAAAGCGCAACACTGAACAGCGGTTGCTCACCGCCCTGATGCTCCTCGAAGGCGACCGCAAAGGCAAACCCCTGAAGTTCGTGCCAGCCGAGGAGCCGGACTTCAACGAGGAGGATTTTTGGGGATGAAACTCAACCATACAAACACCATGAAAGACAGCGACAAACCAGAAGCGCCGGAAGGCTACACAGTGATGCTCGGGAAGGAGGTGCCTCCAAGGCTTCTCGCTTCCTCCTTAATGCGGGTATGTAAAGTGGGCGGAGAGATAGTTTGGGCAGATCCCCCTGTCGGGTACGGGGGAGGGCTTGTTGGAATTGCCCCTAATGTGTGGCACGCCGTCCCGAACGCCAAGGATGAGACTCCGGGCAAACCAGAAGCGCCGGAAGGCTACACAGCGATGCTCGGGAAAGACGTGCCAAGCTCGGTGCCAGAGGGGACGCTGGTGTGGATGGCGGGGGGAGGCTGGATACCTTCGGTAAATGTAGGAGATTGCGCTGTGCGGGATTTCTGGTACGCCGTCCCAGATGCCAAGGATGATGGCTCGGCCCTGCACCTGCGCGGCCCCTATCGCCTAGTGTCTCCCGACACAGACCCCAAAGCCTCACAGTCCATCGCCGAAGAGGCCGCAGCCGTTGTCGCTGGAGACCGCGCAGCCGACTACGGCGACGTGAACGAGTCTTTCGCCCGCATCGCAAAACTGTGGAGCGCCTACACTGGTTCAAACATCTCTCCGTGGGATGTGGCGCAGATGATGATTCTGTTGAAAGTCAGCCGAGCCAAGACGAGTACGAAGCGAGACACCTTGGTTGACATCATCGGGTATGCCGAATGTGCGAACCAACTCAAGCACGGAACTTCCGTGGACAACCGCCCGCCGAAGGGGCAGAATGTGGTATGATTTCCATCGACGACGCCTTCCAACCGTTGATGCCTCAGTGCTTGCCGCTCAGGTACAAAAACGCGCCCCCGGCAAAAGGGGAGCAGCCAATACGGCTCATGACTCCAGAGTATGTGAGGGAAGGCAACTACGAGGCCATCACGGCGATAGCCGAAGGCGGCTGGCCTTGCATCATCATGTGCAAGGTTGAAGAAGTCCCACCCAGATTCCGAGGCTACCCCGCCCTGTATCCTCTCACCCACTTTTGATGGCCCAACCCTCTCCCCAGCAGATGGAACGCACCCACATCGCCCGCTACGGGCGGTGGTGGAAACGTCTCCCCGGCGTCCCCAAGACGAGCGCCGGGTATGACCTGTTGCAGGAGGCGGCGGTCGAGAAATACATCTGCGGCAACTACGACGCGCTGGTGGCGCTCCCCGGCAGCCAGCTTAACCCGTGGACGTGGCACTTCCGCAGGTTCATCACGCTGATGCTGGACCGGCCCGAGACCAACCCCCGCTACCGTTTCGAGTGGAACCCATATGCGATGCGGATGCTGGAGGAGGCTTACGCCAACAACTTCCTTGCCGTCGCCGGTCACGCCAGTTGCTCGAAGTCTGAATTTTTCGCCCTCTACGCGATTGGGCGGTTCCTCATCGGCGCTCGGTTCCCTGACTGCCCTGTGGCGTCTCCCGAGTATGTGAAGGTGTTCATCACCTCAACGTCGTTGGACGAGTCTCGCGGTCGTATCTGGGGCGTCGTCGAGGGCTACTGGGCGGAGATTTGCCGGTTCTTCGGCGGCGAGCAGTACATGCAGGCCAAGCTGGTGTCCTCTCTCGGCAAGATCGTGAGAGTGAACCCGGACGGAAAGCAGAACCAGCTTGCAGGCATCACGCTCGTTGCCGGGGGCAAAGGGCAGGACAAGGACGCCTCCACCAAGATCGGTTTCAAGAACCGCTGCGTGATCTTTATCGCGGACGAACTGCCGTTGCTCACACACAGCCTCTACAACACCGCCATCACCAACTTGCAGTCCAACGAGTACTTGCAGTTCATCGGCATTGGCAACCCCACCTCGCCGTTCGACCCACTCGGCGTGTTCATGGAGCCGGAAGAGGGATGGAACTCCATCGACGAAACCTTCGACGGCTGGAAGACCAAGCGTGGCTACTGCATCCGCTTCGACGGGGAGAAGTCTCCCAACGTCCTTGCCGGTCGGGAGGTGTGGAAAGGCATTCTCAGTTTGCGCACGGTCACGGATCTGCGCCGGGATCTCGGCCCCAAGTCACCCGAGTACTACCGCATGGTGCGCGGCTTCCTCTCCCCCGATGGGGACGCCAACGCCATCTACACGGAAGTCGAGGTCACCAGCAGCGGCAGCCAGCACAAGGTCAGCACATGGCTCACACCGCCCACCTTGATTGCTTTCCTCGACCCGGCGTTCAGCCACGGCGGCGATGAGGCGGACGCCTGCTTCTGTCGTGTGGGTGAATACTACTCCGCCATCCACCAGCGCACCGTGAAAGGCATCGAACTGGTCGAGACGATCAACCTCATGGCGTTGGTCGATGCCAGCAACAAGACCGTGGACCGCAACCAGCAGTTGGTGAATCTCTACCACGAGGAGTGTAGCAAGCGCGGCATCAAGGTGGAAGACCGGGGCGTGGACAGCACGGGAGCCGGTGATCCGTTCTCGACCATCATGGCGATCACCATGGGCCGGGGGTTCCAAATGGTGAGTTTCGCCGGAGCGCCATCCGACAAGACCGTGGGCACCACCAACTCGCGCACCGGCAAAGACCGATTCGCCAACCGGGTGTCCGAGCTGTGGTACGTCGGCAAAGACCTGAGCAAGGCGGGTCAGATTCGCGGCCTCGACCCGGAGACGTGCATCCAGATGTGCGCGAGAATGTACAAGCTCGTGGACCGGGAGAAGGTGGAGGTGGAGTCCAAGAAGATCATGAAGCAGCGGACCAACGGGCGCAGTCCCGACCGCGCCGACGCCTTCTTCGGATGTATCGAGATCGCCCGTCGCCGCCATGGGCTGACATCCCTCGCCAAAGCTGCCCGTCGAACCGCGTTGCCGTCGAGCACGCCCAAGAACCCGATGGCCGTTCGTCACGCCGCCCTGGTGGCTGCTGTGACCGATCAGAAGGGGCGGGGCAAATACTCCGACCTGCTCACTCCCGCGTTAAGCTCCGACCGGGGTTGGGCTGATCAACATTTCCATTGACATTCATCCTATCAAACGCGAAGAACGCCGCACCCATGGACTCAGAAGGATTTAAATTCATAGCGCAGGGATCGCCCGTTCACGCCATTGACCCTCTCGGCGTTTTTGCCGAACCGAAAGATGGGTGGGACGGCATCCGAGAAAACGAACAACGCCCTCCCTACACCGAGGAGCAACTGCGGTCGTTTGACGGGCGGACGGCGTTCAACATCAACTTCGGACACCCCGAACTCCGTGAAGCCTTGACCCCTCCCTGACATGGACCCCGCCTTCTACGACGCCGCCTACGCACCATGACGTACTACGCAATATCAGATTTGTTGGGCAATTTAGTTCCTCACTGTTTCCACCCACAGGCTTACGAGGTAATCCACAGGTTTTATTGCCGTGAAACCGGATACGCTGGATATGGGGGATGCCGTTCAGAAGAGTTTTGGGAAGCCAAGTTAAGGGAGGGGTATTCTTTGATTGCGATGAGCGTGCCAGAGCCTCTTCTGGCAGCAGTTTTCCCACATGAAAAAGTGGATTTCGACTTTTCCAAACCCTCCCCCTTAAACCCCGATTGACATGGACCCCGCCTTCTACGACGCCGAGTACTATTTGACCGGCCCGGCCTCCGGCAAATCGAACTACGAGAATTATTCTTGGAAGCCCGACCTCACGCTCCCCATGGCGGACTGGCTCAAGCGCATTCTGTACATCAAAGAGAATGATACGGTTCTCGATTTCGGGACCGCTCGCGGATACCTTGTGAAAGCCCTGCGCATGCGCGGGGTGAACGCCTTCGGCTACGACAGCAGCACTTGGGCAATCGAGAACTGCGACGAGGGGGTGAAGGGTTATGTGTCCAGCACGCTGCCCGACGAACGGTTCGACCACATCATCTGCAAAGATTGCGCAGAACATGTCCCTCTGGAGCAACTCAAGCCGCTGCTCAAACAACTGACCGCTGCCACACGGAAGAACCTCCTCGCCATCGTCCCGTTGACCCACCACCCGGACGGTCCCTACCTCCGCGATGAGGACAACGCCGATCCTTCACACTGCAACGCGTGGCCGCTGGAAATGTGGATGGATTTGCTGAGAGAAGCGGTGCCGCTTGAAGAAGGATACGTCACCGGCTCATGGCACTACCCCGGCTTGAAGCCCGCCTCGTCCGAGATGTTCAAGTCCTGCGGGTTCATTCAATTCACACGCGTATGAAATCTAACCTAATTCAGTTCGACGGCACTTGGGTGTGTGCATCCGAAGTGGTTGCCATCACCCCTTCTTCGAGAGAAGGGTGTATGGTTTTCCTGCGAGGCAACGTCAATGTGGAAGGCGGCGTGCATTTGTCAATATCCGCAGACCAAGTCGCAAAGGCGGTCAATCTTGAACTGGAGGCACGCAGATCATGACCGCCCCCTCCCTTCTCGGCTGCCCCTTCTGCGGGGGTCGTGCGATTACCGTCAAGCACGTCAGTGGTGCGTTCCTCGTGACAGGGAGGACGGTGGCGTGGGGTGTGGAATGCGCCGACTGCGGATGTGGCACGTCTCGCATCTTGCAGACCGATGGAGCAAAGACACCGTACGACACGACGGACAAAGCCACTGAGGCATGGAACCGGAGGATACCGCTATGAGAGTCGGAGTCGTTTGCCACTTCCACAACGAACGCCACGCCCTCGGTCCTTGGATCGCCGCCGCCGAGAAGATGTCCGACGAGATTGTCCTCGTCTCTTCTCCCATGGATGGCACACCGGCTGACCCTGAAACGATTGCCATCGCAGAGGCGTCGGGGCACAAGCTGATCCACGACACCCTGAGCCAGGGCTTCGGCGCGTTGCGCACCCGCTGCATTGGGTATTCGTCCTGCGACTGGGTCGCCCTGCTCGACGCCGACGAAAGAGTGTGGGACAGCGCCCCCAGCATGGTTTGCACCGGCACCGGCAAGTTCCCTGAGACGCTGACCCCCGATCTGCGGGTGACAACAGCAGGGCGTCCGATCAACCAGCGCAAGAACCTGCGCGACTTGATCACCCACGCCGAGGTGGAGGGTGCTCTCGCCATCTGCGTGTCGCGTCGTCACTGGTTCGGTGCTCCTGGTGAGTGGGGCCGACCCTGCCAGCGGTGGGATCAGGAGCACGATTGGCAGCTAAGATTGGTCAAGAACTCACCCTTCGTCTGTTACGACCCCGAGGTGAAAATGCACGAGAGGCTGCTCGACACACGCACTTGGGCGGAGCCTCGCTTCATCCGTGTCACCGATGGCTCGCTGTTCATTGATCACTACTCGTGGCACTTCAAGAGTTTGGAGCCGGAGCAGAACGCCGAGGACGCCAAAATCTACGAAGAGTTGACCCCCGGATGCGTCGATGAGATGTGGCTCAAACACTTTCCAAAAGCATGAACCCCACACCCCATAAATTCATTTATGCGTCCGGCCCAGAAGGCGGAGTGGTATTCTGCGAAAGGTGCGGGCAAGTTGCCTACAACACCCGTACCATCATTTCCCAACTCGCCATCCTGGCCGACCAGTCCAAGCTGCCTTGCCCTCTGCCCGAACCCGCTAAGCCATGAACCTCGTCCTTTCCACAACTGTCGGCTGGAACATCGGGGATCAGTTTATCTTCATGGGCGTCCGCGAGTTGCTGCGTTCAGCGTGGGGTACGTTCTCGGTCGTCATCCACGACCGCAACCCTGTGAAGCTCATGTCAGGCGGCGTGGAGAGCCACAAGGTGATTGCGTGCGGGTGGGCTGACGCGCTGGTGATCGCCGGTTCGCCCGGATGGACGACCGAATGTGCGGAGATTTACCGAACCGCGCTGGACCATAAAGTCCCCATCTACTTGATAGGTATCGGCGCGGGCGCTCCTCTCGAATCGCTGGCGGACGAAGTGGCGGGCAACCCTGACATTGTCGAAGCCCTGCACGAGGCCGCGTTGGTGATCTGCCGGGATGAGGTTGTTCGTGATGTGGTTGGCAGGCACCGTGAGGACCACCACCTTTTGGCGTGTCCAGCGTCATACTCCCCACACCCACTAGGCACCCCCGTTGGTCCTGTGGGAGCGTTGATTGCTCTTGGTCCACACTACGAGGGCGATTGGGGCGCTGACAGAACTATGGCCCACCAAATCGCCGACCTGGAGCGCAGTGAGGGGAAAGCCTTCTATTCAGAAGACCCGCAAAACTACCTCGCACGGTACGCAGGAGCCTCGCATGTCACGTCCTCCCGTCTCCATGCTTCCGTGGTTTGCCGGGCCATGGGTGTGCCGGTGACAAACCTCTGGCCTGACGACGATTTCAGGTGCGCCACGGCTTGGTCGGTGATAGAAAGCCTGCCGGATTCAAGGCCGGACTATTGGCGATTGCTTGCACGATTTACCCCTAAAATAAACAAACAACCTGTATGAAAACCAACCAACGCCACATTTCAACAGCCAAACCCGACTGCCGCATCTTCGCCAATACGGCGGTGGATGCAACCCCATGCGAAGGGCCGCCTCCACTCCCCTCGGAGATCCGACAGAAGTTTGAAATGTTGTATGCGGAAACCGCAAACCTCGAAAGGATTGTGGAGCATGTGATTGAGAAAATCGTCCCCATCACCCGTCCCTTCCCACGAGGCGATTGCGGGAAAAACTCAGGAGACGCCGCAAAGTCGGCGCAGGCTGAGATCAGCAATGACATCGAGCGGGTGGCAGAGCGACTAGCTAGCCTCTCCAATCGTATCAGTGAGACAATTGATGCTCTCGCCATCTGATAGAACTCCACGATCCTCAGAGCCGGAACAATTTACCCCAAAGAAACATGAGCGATAAGTTGCACCTCGGCTGTGGAAAAGCGTACCTGCCCGGCTGGTTGAACATTGACCTGTTCAGCAACATCAAAGCCGACGCGTACTTCGACGTGACGAACCTGCCCTACACCCACGGTTCGTTCAGCGAAATATATTGCTCCCACATCCTGGAGCACGTCCACCGCCACGCCGTTGTCGCGACACTCAACCACTGGCGCTCCCTGCTGAAACCGGGCGGCATCCTGCGTCTTGCAGTCCCCAACTTCGAGACGGTCTGCGAGCACTACCAGCGGTTCGGCGATGTGGAGATTTTGATGGGTCTGCTTTACGGCGGGCAGGACAATTACCTGAACCGGCACACCACCACCTTCGACGCCAAGTACCTGACAAAGCTCCTGACTCAGGCCGGATTCTCTGAAGTCGGATTCTGGGACTGGCGGCAGACCGAGCAGAAAGACCACGACGATTTCAGCCGCGCCTACCTGCCCAAGTTTAACGAGCAAGGGCTGCACATGAGCCTGAACATGCAGGGGGTCCGCCCTTGAACATCGTCCTCCACGACGCGGGCACGAACGATTACCTGACGCGCATGTACTGGGAGCCGCTGTGCTCTTTCATGCCACAAATCAAGCGCGTCAAATCCACGGACGGCATCCGTGACAGCCTCGTCATCGCGCACGGCGACTGCCTAACCCCTGAACGCATCCTGCGGCTCAAGAACGACGGCAATAAAGTTTGCTCCTTCGACATCAACGACTCCTCGTATCTGTCCAAAGCCTACGCCCGTCTGCCCGCTCAGCAGGAGATCGACCTGATCTTCAAGGTGAGCGGCGTCCCAAAGCGCAACGAAATCGCGGAGACGAGCATTGACGGCAACTTCAAGATCCTCACCAGCCGCGAGAAGTTTCTGCCGGACGACCAATGGGCCGAGTTTGAGAAGCTGCGTCCACGCATCAAGCCGCTGCCCTATGTGCTGTGGCACCCGCTGACCCCGCCACAAGCCCCTGTCGTGCCGTTTGAGCAACGCAGCGGCAAAGTGCTGCTCCGTGGAGGCAACCACTTCTGGCGCGTGATTCTCGCGTTCAGGCTGATGCAGGACGGTTTGCTGGACGAGCGTTCCGAGTTCGCCACTGCCGCCCGGTTCACGCCGGAGATGGAGCAACGCTTTCAGTTCTGCGACGCCTGTAAATCCGAGAAGGGAGAGCGTGGATGCACGCCTTACGAACCGGAGTCGCGCCCCGAAGGCTGCACGAGTCCCGTATCCAAATGGGGTCAGGATGGCTCGTTCTTTGGTGGTCCGGTGTTCGGCAAGCAGGAGTTCGGCAAATGGAACAACTGCTGTCCCCGCAGCTACCTGTGGCTGGCGCGGCAGTTCGAGGCGAGGCGGGGACCGCTGAACGCCGAGTTTCTGGAAAAGCTGTTCAACGGCGATATGCGCCAGACTGAGGACTTTGCACAGGACTTGGGCAGCGCCTCCTTCGCGGGGGACTTCAAGTGGCTCAACACGATCAACCTGCCGCCCCGGTTCTGGGAGGCTGCCAGCCTTGGGACACCGAGCCTCTACGCCGCACGCACGGCAGATCAGGACTACTGGCCGCACGTCGAGGCGGGTGTCCATTACGCGACGTTCAGCGAGGACATGTTGAAATTTGACATTCGCGGCATCAGGTCGAATATCTGGTCCGACATGTCACGCGCCGTCAAAGACCTTTACGAGACGAAGATCAGAGGGACCGACCACTCGATCTCGAACGCGCTTCTGCGATACATGGCGGAAAACATTGAGAACATTTTATGAGCACCCTCCCATCCGCCATCGCTGACAAGCCTGAACTGGACACCATCCCTGGTGACTCAGAGACGTGCAACCATGAGACGCCGGAGTCCATGAAGGAACTACTCAACGAGTTCACCAGCACGTCGTCCAAGATTCCGTGGCACCGCGACATCATCGACGGACTGCATCAAGGCAGAGGAGTGCCGAAGGTGAGTGGAATTTTTGTGGGGGACGCTTGCCAGCACAAATGCTCCTTTTGTTCTACTGCGAACCGGGGCAACGCCGCTCTGACCTTGCATCAGGTGGAGACTTATGTGGATCAACTCATTCCGCTAGGTCTGAAAGCCATAATTTTGAGTGGGGGAGGGAATCCCATATTGTGGAAGGATCGTGAAAAAGGCTACGATTTCAATGACTTGGTGGACACGCTGCACGGCAAAGGTCTTCAGCTCGGGCTGATCAGTAACGGCCTCAAGAACATGGTGCAGTATCCCGATGGCCGCACTTCTTGGAGAACCGTTCGACCCGAGACCTTGGACAAACTGACGTGGATTCGCATATCTCTCAGCGCATGGGATCATGGTGAAGAGGTGGAAGTACCGGACATCAATCCAGACCTGACTGCTCTCGGCGGAAGCTGGGTGTACCACGATTCCTACAAAGACCCGCTTGACCGGCACGGCAAAGTCAGTCGTCCCGAAGACCTGCAAACCCCTTTGCTCGCTGGCGAGGAAGCGGATCGCGTGACCTACGGGAAGGACCGTCTGCCCTTCATCAAGCAGAAGCTCAAGGAACTGCTTTCCACAAAACCGTTCACCTACATTCGGGCGCTGCCGAACTGCTATGAGATTCAGAAGATCCCGGAACGGTGCATCGAGTTGGAACAGATGGCTTTGGAGGTTGATCCAAGAATCATGGTGCAGTACAAGCCGCCCGCTCCCCACACCTGCTGCCTTCTTGGGTACTCGCATCCCGTGCTGTGGCCTTCTGGCGACGTGACACCCTGCGATTCGGTGACATTACTGGATCAGGCGAACCGCTCACAGGGCGGCAGCGCCTACGTCATTGGAAGATGGGACACCATTCATGAACTCTACGAGCAGCCTGTGCGCTCGCTCATCGACCCCATGGTGCATTGCCAGAAATGCGTGTTCGGCACGCAGAACCGAGCACTGGATGCCATCTGGAAAGGTGCTGACCCGCAGCCGTCAGGACCGGAACCTCGGCACAAGAACTTCATTTGACCCTCACCCTTCAACCCCTATGAGCGCAAACCAACAAGGATGGATCGGTGTCGATCTCGACGGAACTCTGGCAGAGTATGACGGCTGGCAAGGAGTCGAGCACATTGGCGACCCAGTTCCTCTCATGCTTCGTCGCGTGCAAAAGTGGGTGGCTCTGGGGTGCGACGTTCGCATTTTCACTGCCCGCGCTTTTCGCATGCTCTACCCAGCCGGAACTCCAGAGCACGAAGAATCCAAACAGGTCGTCGGGCACATCCATAGATGGCTTGAGTCGCACGGTCTGCCGCCTCTGCCCGTCACCTGTTTCAAAGATCTCGGCATGGTCGAACTGTGGGACGACCGCTGCGTCCAAGTAATTCCCAACACCGGAGAAAGGGCTGACGGAAAATGAAGACCTCGTCCACGGGTGATATTGGGGACATAATTTTTGCCCTCTGCATCATCCGCCAGATCCCCAACAGCCCCCACACCCTTTGCCTGCGTTCCTCGCCTTCGACCAAGGCCAAAGGACCGGAAGGCGTGCAACGCATGTATGATCTGCTTGCGCCTCTCGTCTCCTCCCAACCCTACATCGCAGACATCCAGATCATCCAGCCCGGAGACCCGGTGGACTGGAAAAGCGAGGATTTCCGGCTGGCCGGTCACTACACCAAAGGCGAGACGCTGATGTGGGCGCACCTCAAGCACCTCATCAAGGTCAAGGGCATCGGGCAGGACTTCACCGCCTCCGAACCGTGGCTGTTCAACATCGAGCCGTCGCCACGCTCCAAAGGGCGTGTCGTGATCAACCGCACCGGACGCTACCGCAACGAGAGGTTTCCGTGGAAGGAGGTGGTCGCTCACTTCCGCAACCGTCTGCTCTTCGTCGGGCTTCACCACGAATGGCGCGAGTTCATCGGTCATCACGGCTACGTCGAGTACCAGCCCACCGCCGACATGCTGGAGGTAGCGCAACTGATCAAAGGGTCGGACCTGTTCATCGGCAACCAGTCCTGCGCCAACGCCATAGCCGAAGGGATGAAACACTCCGTCGTTCAGGAGACGCACCTGGAGTTCCCCGACTGCATCTACGTCCGCCCGAACGCCTCCCATGTGGCGGATGGGGTGATCACCCTGCCGGACGGCACTGTGCTGCGCGGAGTCCGCCCCAAGCGTGAGAAGAAAATTCACATCACCCCGCCGAGAGGATGGAATTACCAGGGCATGACATCGCCAAGTTTCAACCTTTTGGCAAGAGAGGTTGCGAAGAGGGAGAATATCACTATTGGTGAGGCCGAGGACGCCGTGTACGACGCCAATCTCGAACGCTGTCCCGCCTTCTTCGCCGACCACGGAGAAGAGGCCCAGTTCCTCCGCGTGCAACAAGCCCTTGAAAATTACAGACTATGACCCTCAACCGTGCCATGCGTAAGGCCATGAAAAAGGTTGGTGCCGCGAAGTGCTACCTGACCGGGCTTCGCAGCATGACTTCGCACGGCATCCTGTTCGACTCCAAGAACCCGCAGTGGACGCACGCCCCCTTCGAGGATTACATTCTCGCGCAGGGCGAACCCTCCGACCTTCCGCCCGAATGGGAAGAAGTGAAACAAGCCAAGAATCTCAGACCATGAAAATCGCCATCCCCGTATCCGCCCACGACAAGCACCTGCTGCCCGACCTCACCGACGCCCTGCTCAAGCTCGGTGGGTTGGAAGAGCATCCCATCGTCTTCTTTCCCACTCCCGCCGCCAAGGACACCGCCTATGAGCATGCCGAGCGGTTGGGCGCGGAGACCTATCCACTGACCCAGGACTTCGAGGGTGGAGCGCCTGTCGCCTGCAACCGGCACTTCGCCAGCGCGGTGTTCGCTCTCGCCAAGATGGGCAACACCGACCCCTTCCTGTGGATGGAGGTGGACATGCTGCCGGTGAAACCGCGATGGGCCGACCGCCTGTTCGAGGACTACCGCATGGGCGGCACCCCGTTTCGTGGTGTTCTCGTCAACACGCCCTTCAACGAGAACGGTCAGATCGTCTTCCGCGACGGCGACCAAATGATGATGGGCACCGGCATCTACCCGCCCAACATGGAACGGGACGAACGGATCAAGCCGTTGCTGCTCGACCTCGCCAAACCGTTTTCGATGAACCCGCGTGAACCGTTCGACGTGTACCTGCGCTGGCCCATCCGCAACATCGGCGTGTCGCACACTGAACTGATCGCCGACATGTGGGCGACGCAGAACTACCGCATGGCAGAGGGCATGCTCATCTGTGACTCTGTGGACCACGGCGACCGTGTGGTGCGAGCCAGGGAAGGCTCTGTCAGTCTCAAAGCTCTGCTGGTGCATGGCTGCAAGGACGGGTCGCTGGCTGACATCGTGTTGGGACGGGGGCAGGTGCCTGCGAACAAGAAAGAGTTTTATGTGCCAAAGGGGCGGATGGGGCAGACAGCAACCCAAGCCGAGTGGGCACTTTACATCATCGACAGCGGAGAGGTGGCGAGCGGAAAGATGCTCAACAAACTCCAGCGAGACATGGTGGATAAAGCCGTTACGGCAGAAGAGCCCGCTCACGCCGAGGAGGACTTCTGGGGCGACGAGGAAAAGCCAACCGAGATCATCCCCGTGGTCGCGCCCACGCCCCCAGTCCATACCGTCACGAAGGTTCCCGAGCCGGAAACCAAACCATCTGTGTCCATCGACCTGCCAGAAGAGGTGAAGGTGAAAACGCCCGAACCGAAGCCCGTCAAGAAGATCACCCGCGCCGACATCGAAGCCGCGCTCGGTGGCAAGAAGATGCGCGTCAACGATCTGGCCGAGAAGCTGAAGGTCGAGGTGCCTTACCTCATCGGCACCTTCGCGACCAACGGGTACCTCGTCGCCAAGGCTGGCTGGGTGCAGAACACCATCCCGATCACGGAAAGCTAACCGCCCATGACTCCAGAAACCAACACCACCGCACGCCTGCTCACCGTACGCCACGTCCAAGTGGTCGAGAACAGCGGGAATCTGCACCTGGAATGGGAAGTCACAGGCAAAAAGCCTGCTATGTTCCGCGTTCGCAAGGATGGCCGTGATCTGTTTCAGACCAATGAGCCTAGGCTTGCGTCCAAGTTTTACCACGCGCAGCTTGGTCTGCGCACGGAGGGCTGATATATGGTGGACTATTCCACTCTCGACGCTGCCGCCCTCGACGCCTTATACAACCGGCTTATCGCGGACAGCGGGAAATGTGAGGTGCCCCCAAACGCGGAGATACCCGCTCTCGTGTTCGATTCTCAAGAGAGTGAAGACCGGTTCCTAGCACTGATAGCCCGCGAACAGGCAAACCCTTCCCCAGAACGACAACCCGGCGCGTCTCGCTGGCACTTCGTCGCAGGTGGATGGGTGCAGACAGAAGGGTGACACCATGGATACACGCCCCATGAAACGCCGCACACTGTTCCAGATGCTCGTGGGGCTGTTCGCTGCCCCGAAGCTGCCTGCCATCGCCCCGAAAGCGCCTCTCACGGATATTGACAAGCTCTTCATACGGGACGCAGAGTTGCTGGCTTCCCGCCTTCGACCTCGCTGGAACCTCATCGCAGGGCAGTGGGTGAAGGTTGAACTGGCTCCTCCACAGCCAGTTAATCCTGAATATCTCAGCATGCCGTACGAGGACTGGAGAGAAGAGTTGAAAATAAACAGTTGACGGCTTTGCTTCAAGAGTCCATCATCGGGTTCCATTCTCCAACGAATCGCACTCTTATGAAGTAATCATCTCACACGCTGTCACGCCGCAAGGCAGGTCCACGGGAGCCGACAGGGAAGCAAACCGTAGTATGAAAGATTTCGATGTGCGATAATGCCCCCGACGCCTCTACACAAAGCGCACCAACGGGGGCTACTTTTTGAAAGCAAAGTCCCGGAGCGGCAGGAGATGCGCTGTGCCAAAGACGTTTGGCACGTCCGGTTGACCCAGATCAGGGCTACACATCCGGTGTCGGTGAAAATCCGGCCTCCGGGACTTTGCTTTCCCGCATCCAGCACTCCTCCCAATAGTCCGGCTGCTTCCCCAGCTTCACGTCCACGGCTTTGAGTACGTCGAGGGGGTAGTAGGTCTTGCTCGACACGTCGCAACCGCAAGCACTGCACCCCTTTTTATATAGCTCCGCAGGCCGGTGAATCTTCCGACCGCCAAGCATCTCCGTCAGTTTGCGTGACACCCAGCCGCACGGGAATGTGCAAGCCACGTCTGCCATCTTGGGGCATGACAGGCAGATGTCAGCACGGCGGCGGTGCTCCTCGTCACTGACAAGCTCGTTGCCGTACAACTCATGCAGTGTGAGCAGGAACCGCTTCACGTCATCGCCGGTCAGGCGGATCTCCGGCGCTCCCGCCTCGACACACCCGAAGCCGGGGTTCTGCTGGCACATCTCATCGACGACCACCTGCTCCCAGCCGCTCTCGACCACATGTCCATTGGCGAGGCGCTGCGCCTTCACCTGCTGAAGCATGACAGTCAGGGAGTTGGACGACACGGGTACTCCGGTGAGCGGGTCGGTGTATCTCCACATCCCGCCTGCCGGGACGACGGTTTCGTTGAAGGGCTTTTTCACGGGAGGGTGTGGGAACGAATGAACTCCAAAGGTTTCTGGAGGTCGTCAGCGATTCTCTCCAAGTCCTTCGCGGCCTGCTCGGCCTCGGCCTTCAGCGCCTTGCCGCCCGGCGTGTCTTGCAACCCTTTCGCCTTCATGCGGGCATAGGATTGGAGCACGTCATACAGACCGTCGCGCTTCTCGGAGCCGTAGAACGCCTTGGACATGATCGGCTTGAGCACCTCGTAGGTGGCGGTCTCTTGGGGGGTTTTGGCGGTGTTCTTGCCCTTCAGACGGTTGAAGGTCTTCTTGAGGTTGTTGAACTTCTCCCCCACCATGTTCTGCGCGAAGGAACTGGTAAGATCGTCCTCGTGACGGGCGCGTTGTTCATCGCGCACCCCCGCCATGTTGTCACTGGCGAGGAGAGTTTTAACCCCCGGCTGTTTGAGCACGTTCCACACGCCCGGCAGCGGGGTGTCGTAGGCGTTCGACCCGATGCCGAATGATTTGAGGTGGTGCTCCCCAAGACCCAGGATGCGGGCGACGTAACCCTCATCCCAGATGCGCTGCTCGACTTTCTCGCGTCCACGGTAGCTGTCCCGTGGAGGTGTCGGCCCCAGCACGCTCATCGCGTCGGAGGCAACCTCGAACGTGGGGTTGAGGCTTGGGATGACGCTCCGCACGAAGTCGTTCCAGAAAACGTCATCATTCACAGGGGCAATCTCTGGAGCCAGCATCTTTGACGTGGCGTAGTAAGCCAAGGGGTCGGCCTCACGACTGAGTTCCGTGCCCGGCAGACGGGGCATGATCGGCACCCAGTCGGCGGGAATGACCTTGTGACCCCATGGGGGTTCGACACTGCCATCGGGGAGCACCCACCCCAGCAGGGGGCCGATGCCGCCGTGGCTGAGTTTGTAGCTGGACTGCCGGTCCATGGCTTCGGCCCAGTCCACCTGTTTGTATTTCTCGGGATCGTCGTCATCGCCGCCCGCTGCTGCCGCAGCGCCAAGAGCAATGAGGTAGTCAATCGCCCCGTTTGCGGCCATGGCCTGCAAACCGAACTTCGCGCTCTCAAACAACATGTGCCGCATGAGGAACCCGGCACGGGTCTGCGGGGCGGTCGCCATGACGAGGTGTTTGCGCCACGACTGCACCGCCACACGGAAGAACATCAGCACCATCTCCAGCGCGGCATTGTGGGCACCGGCAACTCCGGGGCGTGGAATGCCTTCAAGGGTGGCGAGATAGGTTGCCTGCGCGTCGGTGAACGCGGGCCTCCCTTTGGAGTCCTTTTTCTCCTTCAACGCCTGATACGCGGCGATCTTGGGCGCTGCTTCGGACACCGACCCGATGAAGCTCATGACATCCACTGCTGAATGCAGGTATTGCTTCAAAGTGTTGTCGTACCACTTCATATCCTTGGCCGCCTTATGCACTCCTTGAAGGAGAAACTCGGGGGAGGACATGGCCCCCATCACGCTGCGGGCGAGTTCCTCCTGCGACATGCGCAGAGCAGCCACGTCGGGCATTGGTTGCAGGATATTGCGGTCGTAGAACTCCTGAAGCTCCTTCGACACCGGCATGCCGGGTTTGTGCATCGCATGCTCTATCGCGATGGACGCGGCGACGACGGACGCAGGGTCTTTTCCGGCGATCCTGGCCCACACCCACTTCGCCATTTGGGGGAAGACTGAGAGGAGCTGCTTGGCTGCTTTGTACCCGGCCTTGGGGCCAATGTCCACGAACGGGGTCGCGATATTACGCAGGGCGTTGGCGATGTTAAAGGCAATCGAGAAGATGGTGAAGTTTAAACGCCACATCTGCGTGTTGGAGCGCAACACTTTGTAGAGGGCGGCAAGGTCGTCCGGGTCGGAGTTTTGCATCAAGGTCACGGCATCCGTGCCATTGACCTTCACCCATTTGTACTCGCCGTCTTCCCAGTAGGGCACATACGAGATGGTGTGTTTAGACTGTTTGGTAAGCTCCTCTGCTTTAATTCTGTCGAAGTCTTCATCTTCCACCGGCTCCAGTTCATTGCTGAGTCCGGTGTTATTGAAGAAGTCCAACAAAAGGAGAGCCTGCTTCTGCTGCTGCATGCGGCGGATCAGCGCGTGCATCTTGAGAGTTCCGACCACATGCGGAGCCATCAAGTCGTGGGCAGTGCCAACACGGGCGGGGCCGAGACCACCCTTCACATGCCCGGTGAAGTACTTGATGGGGGTGAACGGCACATAGATACCGAAGTTAGGCTCGATCACGTCATCCCAAGTGCTCTTGCGGAACAGGCCCAGCTTGTAGGCATCGACCATGGTGCGCCTGACAAGATCGTGGTATCCGTCGTTGATGCGTTGCAACTCGGCAAACTGATCGGGGCCAAGGGTTTGCTCGATGTCGGCGTTGTCAGCCTCGGCACTCTCCATGGTGAGCACCTTGGGGTTGAGCATGAAGCCGGACACGTCGAAGGCGTAGAGCGCCTTCTCTGCGTCAGCGGGAGCGCCCTTGCGCCGTGCCGCTTTCAGAGCACGCTCGAAGCTGTCCCCATCTGCGTGCATCATGCCGATGACTTTGGCGGTCAGCGCATAGAGGTCTTCATCTGCGGCGCTGTCCACCTCGGCCTGAACGTCTTTGCCGAGAAGCCCGGCGTCCACCATCCACTTCAAAAGCGCCCGCGCTTTCACCGGGTCTTCTTCGATCAGTTTGCCGACGCGGCGGCGTTCGTGGATGATGCGGTTGTTGGTCTGGAGACGTTGCAGGTAGTCGGGGTCGATGCCTGCCAGTTTGAGAGGGATGCCCACTGCATTCGCCAAGTCGTTGTCGAATCGGGTGATTTGGCGGACGGCGAATTGAGAGGCTTCTTCCTGCGCCCAGTTGTAGTCTTTCGAGGTGCCGATGCCTTTGAGGCGGTTCCAGTAAGACTTCCAGATACCGCCGTCGCGAATCGCCGTGGGCAGCCACTTGCCGAACATGGAGCGATACAGGCCACGGGTGGCGTCATTGATGGTTTTCTTCGCCCGCATGAGAGCGGAAGACTTGGCGATCAGCCTTTCGAGCGCCGTCGTGGATCTGCCTTGATCGGCTTCGGCCAACGCCTTGTAGAGCGAACCCCCTTGAACGAGGCTCACCAGCAGTTGGTAGGCTTGCTCGACTTCAGGCTTCTGCTCCAGCGCGTTCAAGAAACCAAGAGTGGTGTAAGGAGCGTTCTTGGCAGCCCACATGGGGTCGTTGAGGATGGCGGAGATGAAGTCGGCGTACAACTCTTTACCGCTGCCACGATATTTGTCCGAAGGGCCGAAGTCTCCACGCCACTTCTTGGACAGCGCGATGAGTTCTGGCTTGATCAACTGGGTGATCTTGCTCGGCTTGATCTTTTTGCCGCCGTCCATGAACCAGTCGGCGAGGTCGTTGCCGAAGACTTTGCGGAAGCCGCCAAGAGGGGCCAGCTTGTGGGCCAGCGTCTTAGTGAACCCCGAAGCTGGGAGGAAGTCGAACAGGTGCCCAATCTCATGGGCCAAGGTCTTTGCCGCCTGCACCGGGTCTTTGAACAGGTGCTTGCTCAGTTCGATCTCCGAGCCATCAGCCATGCTGAGTTTGATCCTACCCCGTGCCCGACGCAGTAGAGTGTTGATGCGGATGCTTGCGCCGAGCATCTTGGCAATAAGCCCCATTGCGGGAGTGTTCAACGTCAGCATCGGGCGGTTGGGCGCTCCGGCCTTTGGCGGGGGTGTTACGGTTGGGGGAGGGGGCGTGGTGGGTGCGCCAACAGAAGCGGGCTGGGGCGCGGCTTTGGCCTGTGGTTTGACGTTGGCGGGCACGGTGCCTGCGATGGCGTGGCGGAACCACTCAAGACGCTCTGCGGCATCCGTGTCGCCGAGCTTCGAGGCGTTGATGTATCGCTTCATCTCCGGCACATAGATGTGGCGGTCGGCCTGTTTGAGGGCTTCGAGGAAGTAGTCGTAGTCGCCCCGCAGGAACGCCGCCTCAAACGCTGCCGCGAACTGCGCAGGGCTGGTGAAACGTGGAGGAGTGCTGGTGTTGGGGGAAGGCTGTGGAGGAGCGCCAAGGGTCGCACGTTTGGCCTTGTCGTACATCTTCACGCCTTCCTCGAAACGGCCATCCTCCATCATCACGCCGAGCACTTTGTCAGATTCGCGCTGGTCGGGTTCCTCCGCCACGCTCTTCGGCGTCTCCGGTGCTGGCATCATACGCACAGCCGTTCCCACAGGAGTACCCGGCAACGATAGACCGGCCTGCTCGGCTTCTTGCTGGCTGCCCGCGCCTTCGAGCAGCAGCGTGCCCTTGGCCGTGGGCAGCCCGAGGTTCTTCAGGATCGCTTCGTTGGCTTTCTGATTGGCAGAGAGTTCGGCGGGGGAGGCGAGGCTGGATGCTGGTTGCTGGTTGCTAGATTCTCGTTGCTGGATGCTAGATGCTGGATTTCCAGACGTGCCATCTGCGGCACGGGAGGGCGCTGAATAACCCAGCTTAAACTCACCCGCCGGGACGACACGCATCTGCGTTCCCCGGCGCTGCCAGTCTTCTGCCATGCCGCGCAGGGCATGCGCCTCACTGAAATATTCACGCTGACTCTGCGTGCCATCGGCAAACGCGATGCGGTAGGTGGGTGCGATGAACTCACGCTGCGCGGTGGGCTGCCAGAATGATCCTAGCGCGGCGCGGGCTTCCTTGAGCAGCGCGGCTTTCTCCGGCGCGATTTCCCGCACGACGGTGAGCCACGAGTTTTGCATTCGCTTAACAATGGCGTCCACCAGCGCGGCTTTCGTCTTGCCTGCGGCATTCACCTGCTGTGCGATGCCTGTAACGGTAGCGGCATTGGCTGCTTCCAACTGCTGGCGCAACGCCGCAAAATCCGCTTCGTTGGCAAGTCCTGAATAAACCGCCTCATCTCGAAATTGCTTCACCGTGTCAATGGCCAGCCCGCCCGGCGAAGGTTCTGCACTTTGGGCCGCAGGATTCCGCAAGGGCGCTTCTGCTTGCGGCGCGGGCATCATCCTGATTGCTGTGCCCACATTCGTTCCTGGGAGCGCCAGCCCGGCCTGCGCGGCTTCCTGCTGGCTGCCTGCGCCTTCGAGCAGCAGCGTGCCGTTGTCGTAGCCTTCCTGCACCTGCGCCAAAAAGGCTTGGGGCGTGAGTCCGGGCTGAAGCAGCCGGGCTCGGGCGTACACGCTGGAGAGCGGAGCCATCTGCGTACTGCTGCCACGCACGGCCTCGCGGTAGGCGTTGGCAACGGTGTTGCGGACAGGCATGTCCAGCAACTTGCGCTCCCCGGTGGCCGGGCGTTTGGCCTGCGGGTTGAACATGCTGGCGAGTCCCTGCGGCTTCTCGGTGGCACGTTCACCTTTGACCTTCTCCGCTGCCTCCGCGAGCATGTCGGCGGGGGTGCGGTAGCCGGGTTTGCTCTGCACCGCGCTCAACTTCTCCAGCGGCCCCACGTCAATCGTGCGGTGCGGAGTCTCGAACAGGGCGAGCACGGTCGTCATGGCCTGCT